CGTCCCGCTTGTTGTACCGTTCTTAAATGGTGGTAATGTCCACTATATAAGATTTCACAATTACCTAAAGGCTTCCAACCAAACATCTGTCCTTTCCAAAGTCTTTCTATTTTTCCCCAAGGATCTCCTGCTCCTGCACCCATATGGCCATGCGTAAATCCACAACGTATTCCTTTAATATCTAAAGCTAAATGGTGCGAATCTGGTACCGTTGTCCTAACTTTTTTAAACCTTTCCGACTCCGCCATAATTTCTCCAACGATTTGTATGCAATTTGTATCTTCGTTATCGAGTCTTGAAGTAACAACATCGCCTTTACCCGACCTATTCTCACCGTGATTGCCGGGTACTCCTGCTAAATATATTTTATTCGCGTACGGTAAGAAGTTATCCACAATTTCTAGGATCATACGTCTTGTTAAATGGGATTGTTCAGATTTGTTTATTTCAATATTGAAAGGTTGTTGCGGAAAAAAGCCAAAACAGTTTTCGATTAAATCCCCAAGTCCTACTATATAAATCTCATCGATAGGATATCCTGTCTTGTTTAGGTTTTTAATACGTTCTTTAGACTTTTCTAAGCTTTCTTTTATTAAGTTAACAGTATTTAAAGTTCCGAAATCCTTTTTTCCTATTTGCCAATCGGCCATTAAGTATAAAAAAGCATTAGATCCTTTTATTTTTTTATCCTTTAAGGGCTTCTTAGTCTTAATTTCTTTAAGTAATTCTTTATAATAGGCGTCGTGGTGTGGGTTTATTTTGCGTACTTGAAACTTATAAGCATACAGATCGGCTACTTCTCCGCCTTTTAATTGAGTTTGCCATGTACTATAACGGACTGTATCTTGAGCAACTTCAAATTCGTTTGGATCAAAGCCGTTAGATTCTAGAATATAGTCAAAGGTAGTATCTTTTTTACGTACAACGGCTGTAACTTCGCCTACTTTAGTTTTATTATTGTATTCAACATTGGGTTTCCAACCACTTGGATAGTAGTTATTTCCAAGATCCTCATTATGCGGGATCTCCTGCTTGTTTTTAACTAACTTTTTTAATTCATCTGTCATAATTCGCAGACCTGTTAATTAATTATAGCATTTTTTTTTACATTAAAACAGTTATTAAAGTTGCAATTGATATACCGGCTATAATCCACCCATAAATTTCTTGTCTTGTAGGCCTTGTAGCTAAATCATTTTGTATCTGATCTAACTTTTCAAATAGCTTTTCTATATCTTTCATTACCCTATTTATCATTTCTTTCGTTGTAAAGTTATTTTCTGTCATTACAATTTTCACTTCCATATTTACAGTTACATATTTGTACGAATGATCCGTCCTCTTTAGTAGTAACCTTACACATTACTTAACTAACACTTTTTTATTTGCACAATCGTAACAAATATTATGTAAATCTTTTAAGCAACCTAAATAAATGCCGTCTGTTCCGCTATGTACAATGTTCGTTTCTGTTTTACAATATTTGCAAATTTCTGTCATTTTCTAAAACCTATTGTCAAAATCCATATAAGTAAAGTTACTAACGTAGCCGTTGCAGTTATTGTTTGCGCTTGGCCGGTAAGTGTAAGAGTTGCAATTACTAAACCTACCAAAGTCCAACTAAGGTTTAAAGTTTCTTTTATGGCTATTACTAGCGCATTCCATAATTTCTTAATCAATCAAATCTCCTAAGTGCTAAAGATACAATCCTAATCAATATTGTCGGCACAATTACTTCTTGCGCCTTATCTTTTTGATCTTGCGTCATATCATCTGAAATATTTCTGAGATCTATTTCAGTTAAATCTACGTCTATAATAACACTAATTGGACTAGCAATGAAAGACTCAAAGGCGATTTCTGTTGTAGCGTCTGCCAATGTATAGGGTTGATCGTTTTTATCAGCATTTTCAACAGCTCTTTCCACAAATTCATCAACTGCTTGTGCTACATTTTCATCAGTTTTAACAGCTTCAGCAACAATTTCTACATCCTCAGTATCTTCAAACCCTAATACCTCAGCTACTACTTCTACTTGTTCTTCGGTAAGTTCTTCTTCTTGTGCAATTGTGATAACTTCTTCAACAACTTGTGCTATAACCTCAATAACTTCTGCGCTAACTTCTGCAATATTTTCCAATCCGACATCATTAACTTCTTCAAGGATCTCAACCACTTCTTCTGTTTCAAGTTCTTCAACATATTCTTCAATAGCTTCCTCTTTTGCTTCTTCATATTCTACTAATTCTTCATCAGTAAATTCTTCAATTTCTTCTTCAGTTGCTTCCGGGATATCTATTTCTACGATCTCTATTACTTCTTCTAGTTCCTCGACTTCTATTTTTAATTCTTCTTCAGATAGTTCAACAAGTCTTTCTTGATCTGTATCGGATCCACTTTCATTATCTTCAAGTATAATTTCCACTTCATCTGTTCGATCTTCTCTTGTATCTTCTTTAATAAATTCTTCATTATCCTCCTCAAATATCTCTACGATATCTTCTTCTAAAATCTTTTCTGTTTGTTCATCTGTGTTTTCAAATTGTATTAGAATATCATCTTCAAGTACAATCTCTGTTATTTCAATAACCTCAAATTCAATTTCTTCAAGTTTAATAAGCGTATCAAAAAATTCGTTAGCTTCTTCTTGGCTTTCAAACTCAAAGATCTCATAGCTTTCCTCAAACTCAAGTTGTTCAAGATCTTTTTCCATTTGTCTTTCAAGCTCAAGTATTTCTTCTTCAGTAAGTTCAATAAGTTCATCATCTTCAAGTTCAATGTATTCAATGACAAGTATGTCATCATCATCAATAAGCTGTTCTTCTTCTTCGTATATATCATCGTCAATAATCTCGATACCATAATTTTCTAAATCTCCTCTTTCAATCTGCTCATCTGTTAAAGCTACACCATATAATTCTTCATTGACAGCTCTTTGGTTTTCACGATCAATAGTTCCATCTTCAATTTCATTCTGTGTGTATCCGCCCTCTGTACCGTCGTCTAAGACAACAACTATTATTTCTGTTGCTTCTCTATATTCACGCTCATAATTAGTTTCTAATACACCTGTTTCTTCTGCGTTGGCTTGCATTTCATTTTCAATGGCTTGTTGATGTGCAATTTGTTCTTGTACAATTATAGCTTCTTGTTCCTCACGAATTCCTTTTTCTTCATCAGTTTCAGATATACCATAGGAAGCAAAGTTTGCATTTCTTTGTATGGTTAAAGGATCTAATGTAGTTGTAGTAGTGGTTTGGTATTTAATAGTTATATCATCGACTAAAGCCCAATCATTAATTGTTATTACAAACTTATCTATAAATAAATCTAATTGATCGTAAGTGTTATATACAACGTTTTCCCACATCGTATTATTATTACTGTAAGTTTGCGCATCAATAATCTCACTTTCAGTCGTGTCGTCATTATGGGTATATTCGACTGATCCTTGATTATTTAAGGCTCCAATAACAAAACCTACTTCGTAAACGTCGTGATCTACGGGCATAGTAAACTCATAATCGTTTGAATCCCCACTATGTTTTTGGTATTCAAGTTCTATATGAGTACTTGTCATACCGTATAAACCACCCCAAGTATCATCTATATTAACTAGATTATTATCTTCTTCTTCCGGTATGACTATATCGGTAGTTTGTTGATCATTACTTGCCCCGCCGTCAAATGTTTCAACTTCTGTTACTTGATTTTCTGGAATTGTTGTAGTTGTCGTTGTCGTTGTTGTTGTTGTTGTTGTAGTAGTCGTTGTACTCTCATTAGCATTTGCTAAGACGGGAAAGAATATAAAAAATACTATGCATAAAGCTAATGTATTTCTATAAAGCACAAACTAGCCACCACAACCGCAAAAACTGCAGTTACCGTTACACATATTAACCTTTGTTAGTAGGTGTCCATTCCTCTAAGCCATTCTGAAGTGCAGTAATACCTGCAACTAATCCGGATACTAACGCATTTTGAAGTACGTCAATTTCCATTAAGCCTGTTCCCGAAGCAATAAGCACACCGAGAAAAGCTTGGATAAATGTTCTTAGAGTTCTAATTCCTACTCTTGTAAGCCACTCTTTATTAAGCAATTTTACTCCTTATGATTGTTCTCGTTATGTTTCTTTATGCATTGTACCACCAAACTGTTTACGGTTATAGTGTTTACAAGTTTTATTTCCGCACATCCAAAAGTTTTGTATAGGTGTATATACAAGATCTTTGTTACAGTTTGGGCATTGAATTTTTAAAGGATCTCCTAGTTGATAGTTTTCCCGTTTAATTTATTTCTTATGAACTTTATATCTGCGCTCATACCTGCTAATTTTGCCATGACCATTGGTATTTGTATAAGATGATCTTTAGCTTTATTATCTATTTGTGCTTTTTTTTCTGTGTTTAGATCTATATCGCTGTATTTAATAGTAACCTTTTCGCCACTAAGTATGGCATTTGCTACTTTTGGATACATCTTTTTATAAGCGTCGCCGGATCCACCGATAAAACCGTCTTTACCTTTGTCGAGATCCTGTTGAGTTTCACCAAGAAGCAAACAACCTCCCGTGTGAGAATCAGTATTGCCCGTATGAATTAAGATCCACTTAAAGTTAGGAACGTCTTGTAGCCATAACATACCCTTGTGAAGCTCTCCATATCTAGCGGTGTACTTAGTATGGAAACCGCCCTCTGTTCTTAATTTAATTTCGTATTCGCCTAAAGGGATCGCAGTTTCAGACATAACTTTAACATCTCTTACTTCGTCCTCTAAGGTAAAGCACTCGAACACACCATTAATAAAAAGTAAACCATTAGTAGCGTCTTTACCAAACTGTGTC